GCGCCGTCGGCTTGTCGTCCTTCCGATTGGCGATGCCGGAGATGTAGATCGGATCCTTTTCGAAATAGGTATTGTCGATAATCATGGAAAATGTATTTAGCGGGCGCAGGGGCGATCAAACCCCTGCGTCCTGAAATTACTTCACCGTTTCTCGGTGGCGCGGCCCAACTTGATGAGCGTCTTGGCATGTACGGGATGCACCTTATAGGCTTTGCCCTTCTCCAGCGTATTGCCGGGGCCGCCGGTTCCGTAGACCGTCACGCGATCGTTGAAGTCCACATTGGTCTTTTCTTCTTTCGTTGCCATATTCTTGTTCGTTTAACGTGTTTGACTTAGGCTGCCACCTTCGAAGGCTCGGCAGCCGGTTTCTGCAAGGCGGCGATAATGGTCGCGAACGCGCCTTTGACGAACGCCCCCTGATCGACCGATGCGAAGTACGAGTGCAGACGCTCCTCGCAGATGACCGTGAAGAGATTCTTCTGGAAGTCGTCGTCGACCCACCCGAATTCGACGCGAATGCCTTTGTACGGGCGAACGTTCCATTTGCTCGTATCGGCAACGAGGAAATCGCCGGCCTTGACATAGGTAGATTCCACGATCTCCACCCCGCGGATGAGCCGGAACAGCTCGTCCGAGATGTAGTGACCCGTCGAATCCTTCGTCAGGTCGATGGAGGCCCGATCCGAAGGGTTGAGCATCACCACGTCGGGATAGAAGTTCAGGTTCCGCATCTGGAGGATCGCTGCGCGGATCGCATCGGCCTTGTTCGCCATTTCGACCGTCCCGTCGAGCGCGGTGGCCGTATAGGTAGCAGCAGCCGTGAAGATGCCTTTGAGATTCACGCCCGTGCCGTCACCGGTGAGCAGCTGTTTCGTGCGTTCCTGAACGAGCGACGTGCGCAGCATGTTGTCGATCTCCGACTGCATATAGTCGAAATCGTCGCGCATCTCGTAAGAGATTTTGGCCGATACGGCCACTTTCTTCGCCGTCGACGTCTCAGGGACATACGACCAGTCCATAGCGGGCTTCAAGTCCCCCTCGGCGATGAATGCAGGAGCGCCGTTGCCGGGCTTGCGATCCACCCATGTGATATTGGGCGAGTTGGTCGAGCCCTTGAACAACCGTTCTACGACGCGCGTGTCTTCGCTCGGCGCGTAATGGATAGTGCGGTCTACTTCGGTGTTGAGCGCTGCAACCGCCGCGGTATTGGCCGCCACGGTGATCGTCGTAGCAGCCGCTTTGATCTCCAGTTCGAGCGCCGTATTGCGTTTCTCCGCGAAAGCGCGTTTCGCCTCGTCGCTCGAAAGGAACGCCTTGATCTGCTCGCGGATCGTGCGGCCCTTGCCGGCGCTGCCGCTCATCGAACGGCGAATCTCGCTCCCCTGCTCCTTGAGAGCCTTCTCGATCTCCGCGATCTTCTCGGCCGACACGCCCAGTTTCCCGAGCGACGATTTTACCGACTCGACGATCTCTTCCTCCGATTTGATCCCCTCGGCCAGCATTTCGAACTGGTCGTTGATGTGCTTGCCGAGCAATTCCATGCCCTTGCGATCCACATCCGAGAACTCCCCGCTGTCGGGCAGTTCGAATTTCTTGAATTTGAATGCCATGTTTTTCAGTTTTTGATTTGACCTAATTTTTCGAATACCGAACTGCGTGAAGTGAGTGGCGCGGGGGCCGGCTCGGCTTTGAACATCGACAGTATTCTGCTGTATACTTTTTCGTATTCATCGGGCGCGGTCTCCCGTAATGCCTTGACATATCGTTCCATGTCGTCCAAGGCTTTCATGTCGCCGATATACTCCGTGTGCTCGTTGGCGCCGAAGGTGACGACCGAAATCTCGTGCAGAATAATCTCCTTCACGATCAGGCAGTCGAGATCGGGATCGTAATCGCATTTGTCCCATACATACCGATAGCCGATCGAGAACTGGTTGAGCACCCCTTCGTGCATCTGCACCCATGCGCGGCGAGCGTCCGGCACGGCATCGAAATCCGAGAGCTGCACCGTGGCGTATCCGCCGTCGTCCTTCTCCTCGATCGACAGGATACGGCCGATCGGGTTCTTCGTCTCGTGCTGCCACAGGAATTGTATCTTCCGGTTCGTCGCAGACGCCGGCCCGCGCTCCTGAATACTCTTGCTGATGCAACCCTTCATCAGCATGTCGCCGTCCGAATCGACCGTTCCGAACGAACAGAACTTCACGAGAATGATGTGTTTCTCCTCGTCCACGACATCGGCCTTCAATATCGGCGCTTGCTTGAAAGCCCCGCCGCGGCTCATGACTTTTTTATACAGTAGTTTGTCCATTATTCCAGAATGTTTGCAATGATGTTTTTCCCCTGTTGCTCGGTAATGAGACCGGAGGCGATCGCGTTGCTGGCAGCCGTCACGGCCGCCGTCAGCGAGTCGGCATACAGCCGCTTCGCTTCCTGGAAGATCGACAGGTGATCGAAATAGGGAACGATGCGGAATCCATCGAACCCGTGCGCCGCGTTCAATACCTCCGATATTCGCTCTGCATCCGGTTTGATCGCATCGTTGTACAATTTGACCTCGGCCGCCGTAAGATTCGCATAGGTCGTACCTTCGGTGTCGATCAGTACATACGGCACTTGATAGGCATCGGCGATCTCCTTCTTGGCATTGCGCTGCACCTCCGTGAGATTCATGTCCTTCATGTTGGCCGAAATCTGCACGAAAGCAGCCTTCAATCCGGTCACGATGTACTTATATTGGCCCTTCATCACGCCGTATCGCCGCAGGGCCGCTTGTGCCTGCTCCCGATCCTCCTTGTTCTCCGGCAACACGGATGTCCGGAAATCCTCGCTATTCAACGAGATGATACCCAATGCCCCTCTGTTGATGATGAGTTCGTTCTGCGCCTCGAATGACGACACGAAAGGATTGACGGCGTTCTGCAAGGCTGACAGACGCGACTGCGATGCTCCGAAGATATTCGGATTATAGGCCGAATCCCGCACGACGAACATTTGATCCCGATCGACACGAATTTGATAATCGTTGATCGAAACCATATAATAATCGATCTGCGGATCGGGCCGGAAACCGGTGAATTCGGAGGTCGTCACCTCCTGAACAAGCGGATTCGGAATCACGTAGAGTTCGTAGGCCGTGGGCACACCGACCGGCTCCCAGCGAAGAATATAGGCTTTTCCGTAAATATCCTTGAAGGCTTCGATCATCGCCGTGAAATCTTCGATCGTTTGAAAGTCATTCGGATGCTTCCACCTGTTCAGTTCCTCCGTGCGACCTGCGACCTGGCGAGCGTCGTCCGACGGATCGACAGCCCACCAGCGGGCGTTGCGAATTGCCGCGGATTTCTTGGTCACGACCGAAAACAACGCGCTGCACCGAGCGTAAGCGATAGTCTGTCCGGCAACGGTGTCGCAGTCGATCGTACTACCGCTGCCCAATCCCATTGCCGAGAGAAAATCGCGCACAGAGACGAACCGCTGTTCCTCCGCTGTCGGAGTTCCGCACTCCGATTTCGTCGTCAAGTCCTGACTCTTACTTCGCCACTTCAAGCTGAATCTCATTGCACATAGCCTTTGAAGCAAATGTAAGGGCGATAAAAGAGGGTTCTCCGAACTTTTCGCTGTTTTTTCATTTTCGGCGGTTGCAGACCCAATAGAGATACTCCATTACAGCGTATCGGGCCGCATCCCACAAGTGATTGAATTTGTCGATCGGCTGGTTGATCGTAATGCCGTTCACCGAATCCCACACATAGGAATTGGCCTCGGTTTGGAAATTACGGCTGCGGACGATATGGAGGCGGAACGATTTGACCATGTGAATTCCGTCCGTTACGGAACCGGCATATTTCTTCGCCTTCACCACGCTGAGCCCGCGCAGCAGCAGGCCGTCGACCATCGATTCGGGATTTTTAGCGTATTTGTCCGCCGAGTCGGCGAATATGGGCATCCGCCCGACTGTCCCCTCTATCGCATCATAGAGCAAGGCCGGATCGGAGCAGGGTGCATAAAACTCTTCCTTCATGTATAGATCAAGCCCCCGAAGCCCCAGACGGACGAGCGCCGTAGGATCGTTCGTAAATCCGAAGTCGAGGCCGAACACGACCCTTTCCAGGTCGGACGGAAATTCATCGATCCAGTCGATATTCGGATAGACAAGGCCCTCTTTCGCCGCACGGATTCCCAATCCATAGACTTTCCATCGCCACTCGTCGGCCGTGCCCGCAGCAATGTTCGCCGGTGTAGGTTCATAGGATTCGATCTCTCGTATGACCCCAGGCGGGCAGAACGGATTGTCTTTGTATGTCGTGTGCGTAAAATAGGTGTGCGGCTGCCCTTCCAGTTCGAAGGCCCAATGTTCGGTATATTTGGGATTCCAGTCGCCGATGACCATCGTCGTGCAGCGCATCGTGATATTTTTGTACTGCTGCTTCGAGATGTCGTCCAGCATCTCGTTGATGTAGATGATGTCGCAATCGTATCCTTCACGGCTATCCATTCTGTCCAATCCGCGGAAATGGATCACGGAGTTGTTGATATAGTAGTCGGGATGTTGATTCTCGCTGCGCATCGCATCGGGATCGTAGACGCCGCGCAGGGTCAGTTTCTTGCGGAAATCGGCAAGGGTGATCTCCTTGCAGGCCTGCAACGTATTTCGATATACGAAGATATTGAGCGGGGATAGTGCGAGCGTACAGATGTCGTACAGAAAATCGAAGGCATCGTAGGTCTTCCCCGAACGGCTCGACCCTTCATTAAAAATCTTCAACACCGCATCCCGTTCCCTGTACTGCATGTACCGATACATGAGGTAACGATACACTTTCCCCCGATAGGTGCGGATGTCAGGCAGACGATGCATCGGCAGGCGGTGTTTTTTCGATCGACAACGCATCCTCCGCGTCTATTTGAATGACGACGGGAGCGACGGCAGGATTTTCTATCTTTCCGGATAGTTTCACCTCCTTCGGCGCTGCGTAACCCAACATGTTCATGATGCTGTCGAGACTCTTCTGCTTGTCGTAGCACTCGATCTTCACGAACTCCTCGACAATCTCATCGCCATTCGAAGCGATCCGTTTGACCTGTTTGGTATTGATCGACTTTATACATGCCTTCTCGTCGTCCGTAAGCGACTCGAACTCTTTAAGCGACATCCAGCCGTTACGAATGCGGGTCGCATCCGAAAAGGCGATCTTCTGGTGCTCGCGGATGATCTGCAAGGCCGAGATGCCCGCAGCCTCGGCAAGGTGAGTTTTCAGATATTCGATCCTCGCTGCAACCTCACTGTTTTGTAATAGCAGATAGGCATTATTCCATACCGTGTTATCGCTCATGTTCGAACATCTGTAAGCATAGCGATATGCCTCGGACGCATTACCGCATTCGAGGTACTTATTGCAAAACTTTTCCTGTTTGATCGTGAGCTTGCCCATATATGCAAAGATCGCCTATCGGGGAGACGATTCTTTCAACTTTTCGCTCTTTTTCATTGCCCGATATAGCGGTATTGTAGGTGTGCATGTAAATCATGCCACTCTTCGATCAGTCGGGGATGCCGTTCGACAAATGCCTCCCACTCGATGCGGCGCAGATAGATCCGCCCGTTGCGGACGACTGCTCCGAGTGTTCGATCCACTCGAATCGATTTCCATATCCAACGTGTCGAAATGCCGTACTCATCGGCTGCGGCCTGAATTGAGATAAAATGGTTCATTGCAAATCCCGAATTAATTACTACCTTTGTTCTTGGGTGAGGGGTGATTCTTCGGGATCGCCTCTTTTTATATCAAACAGTTACCTCCTGTTCTACTTTCCGGAATATTACATCCATCTCATCCTCTCGTTTGTACCAACGACAGCTGCCTGTCATCTCGTTGTAAGAGCAATTGCCAAAACGCGCACAATCTCGACATGCACATCCCTCTTTATTTCGATCATACCCTACAACCTCTACGGTCTCGCCTTCATACACGAACCGCTCGCCGACCGGACGGGTGTAACGTTTTTCATCTCTGGGTTTCATGGCTTCCCTACCTTTCGAGTTTCACCTCCTCGTCCATTCCGACGATACCTCGCCGGCGCAGACGCTTGATAAAGTTCTTCATGTTCAATGCCTGCTCATAGTAACAGTCCTTTTCGACCTTGACACGCGATTTGCGGTCGCTCTCGATCTTCATGTTCTCAGGATTCAGCCACGAATCGGCCGACACCTCCACTTCCGCTCTCGACGCTGTCCGCGTAACCGTATTGAATTTATAGAGGGTATGACCGGGCACCCGAACCATCTGTCCGATCAGTTTGTATTCGTTCTGCTTTCGTTCGACGGCCTCGATCTGCGCTTTGGCTATCTTATCGTTCGTCACGCCGTCATGTGGAGTCAAGATGTCCATCGTTCTATTCGTTTTCGTAAATCGGTCGCCAGCCGATAACCACACCATCGTATCCGAGACACTCTTCTGCATTCTGGCAGAAGGAATAGCCTCCATCACACATCCACACATCATCTTGGCGGGCTCCAAGATAAATTCGCTCATGTTCGCCGTCCGAGACTTTCATCAAAACACACGAATTATTTTCCGGCAGTTCCTCATTCGGATTACGCCAGCGGGTCAATTCTTCCCGCTCGGATTGGGCACCTGCAATAAAGTCACATTCAGTTAACTTCATGTGACTGCCGTATTCTCTCGTCCCACCACGCCACACTTTTCGAGCATACTTTTTTGCCCTTTCCTTAATCGCTTTCATATCTCATCCAATTTTTGGATAAATGATCTCAAATCTTCACACAGCGCAGGGTCGCACACCCTACCGCTCCCGTCACAACCGTCCTTATATTTGCATGAGGATTTGAATGCCTCTATTGCCTTTTCACGCATCCGCTCCTCAGTTTCTTGCTCGGCAAGTCCTGCCATCCTTTCGGCATCCTGCATTGTCACATACCCGCTATACGGATAGCTGCACTCGTGATCGTACAAGTAATTTTCAGCTCTTTCACTTTTCATTATTCTACTCCTTTCAGTAATTCTGGGTTATCGTGCATATTGCCGATTGCCCACATTTGATAGGAATCGTCGAAGCAATCGGAAATAAGAAAAATATCCACGTCGCCGAAGTTCACAACGAACCCACAGTTTCGCCACTCGACCACTCCGATGCTCCCGAACTTATCGGTCAGTACATCCCCTTCGCAAATTTCTTCACCGTTCTTGTCTTTCAGACCCGTGTACTGGCCGATTGTATCGGGGTAAACTTCGTCAATGATTGCCTTTATTCCATTCTCTTCCGAATATTTTGTCATCGAAACAATGCCAGTTTTCCCATTAAAACACTCCACAAGACTACCGACAGCCCATTCCATTGTATCAGGGCGTTTGCCTCGGAATTTAATTTCTCTCATAGTCTCCAATTTTTTTTGTAATTATTTCGAGATTTTGCCAGAATCTCGCTATTTCTTGAAATGTTTGATAATCTCCTCGGCGGTGGCCTTATGCCGAGCAAGTCCCTCCCATTTAGATATGATCGGATCGTCTTCAACATGATCCATACCGATACATAGTGACCATCTATCCGTAATTTCGTTTACATACCACTGCATGTAATCGTTCTCGTCGTTCATCGCCGCCAATGCCTTAAACAGCTCGATATTCTCGCCGCAGTCTATGGCTGGGTGTCCTTTGGCAACATTTTCAGCCTTGAACTGGTCGATGGAATATCGGGTTTCCTCGTCGTAGTCGCAGATCCCGTGCACCTCGTAAGCGATTTTAAGCCGATCAATCCCTCTGCAATGCAGGGTGTTACAGCCGTCAAATAGGCAGCAGGAGCAGACGTGATACCCGATTCCCTTCAGCCATTCGGTCAGCTCCTTTCGCTTTTCCGCATCCTCGACACGGACAAAGCACGGTGTTGTAAACTCCATACTATTTCACCAATTCGAATTCGTAAACCACCACCCACGGGTTCCGATCCCATGTTCCACGGCCGGACACCTTGTCGATCAGCGAAGCGAAGGCTTCGCGGGGAGTAGGGAATAATTTCCAAGTTCTGCCGTCCTCGGTATCTACATACGATTCTTTGCTCCAATCCTTGCATTTTATGCCTGGAACATAATACCCAATTATCCCGCCTACTACTCCCTCTTTCATGCACTCCGCGTCCGAAATATTCTGCAACCGCTCGCACTTGATTCCGGTGATGCGGATTCGGTACGGCATAAGGTCTGCACGGACAAACATCTTATTGGTACTCCCTGGTTCAAACGCCAGACCCGTAAATTCCCGCACCACCTCGTTGTAGCTCTGCGCCACAGCCACGACCTCGCCGACCTTGTATTTTGGTATAATCACCCATTCGTCATTCTCGGTATAGCCATATAAGCCGTATTCAGTTGCTATACAAGGTTGCACAAATCGCAATTCCTCATATTTCGATTTGGGATCGACTAATCGCCTCGTCATGGTCTTTCGACCCTCGATGACCGCCTGCGTCAAGCCGTAGCGGTCGTTGAACATAATCTTTTTCATCCTCTATAACTTTTGAATTCCACACTCTTGAAAATCGCCCGATGATTGCACCAGCGGGACAATCGTTTCTGCGGGCATGTTTTATTTAAATTCAAATTGTAGTTGTTTATTGCGATAACCTATTCCCATGCAAGCCAAACCGATTTCATTATTCGAGAATGTCGTTATCGGGCTTACGGTGCAAGGAAGCGACTGAAATCTACACCAGTCACCGTCGCAATGTTCACAATTAAAGCAAAGTTCCTCGGGAGTACTCCACCAGGCAATGCTTTCAAAACGACCGTGATCTCGGCTCAACTGTTTCCATGTTTCCCAGCGCGAACGGCGCATTTTATCGGACATATCTCCTTTATGCTCACCGAATAATTCACTCCACCTGATTCCCAATGTTACCATTTTCATAATTTCTCGTATTCGTTTATCGTTTCGAAAATCTGCAACGCCACCTGCGGGACTATGGCGTTGCCGTAGGCTTTGATCGATTCCCTGCACCATGCCGGAAAGGTAATTCCGTCCAGTCCGGCGGAAAGCCCATCATCTGGGCCACATATCGGGGATTCAGTCGGAAACCCTTCCCAGTTCGGGACGGATGCGAAATCATGACGTCGTGGACGACTCCGCTCTTCCGCTTCGCATGACTGAGCGGAAACGAATTGTTTTTCGCATCGCTGGCTGTCGGTGTCAACAACAGCCCCATCCGCGCTGCAAGCGCGAGCGTCGGCCGCTCGGATGCGCCCTTCGACAGGCTCCTGTTCACACGCCCGCTCCCGCAATCCGACGCGACCGGTGTCGGCAGCAGAGCCGGCGACAATGGCTCCGAACCGCTCTTGCCATGAACTTTCAGCCCTTGTGTCACCACGGTGGGCAACAAACCATGTTCTGTATCGCAGATGGGGAGCACCGACGCCCGCAGCTGGTATAAGGTACGCTTGCACCTCGTATCCTGCCGCCTCCAGGTCAGTGCACACCTGCTCGAAGACCATTCCCTGCGACCAATTAACGATTCCGAGAACGTTCTCGCCCACGACCCAGCGCGGTCGAACAGTCCGAACAACTCCGAGCATTGCGGGCCAGAGGTAGCGGTCGTCGGCCGTACCCTTGCGTTTGCCCGCGACGCTGAACGGCTGGCACGGGAATCCGCCGGTGAGCACGTCGACGCGGTCGCGCCAAACGGCAAAGTCTGTTGTCTCGATGTCTCCATATTGTTCCGATTCGGGAAAATGATACTTCAATACGCGCCGGCAGAACGGGTCGATCTCGCAGTTGAAGACGTTTGTCCAGCCGGCCCACGCGGCCGCCAGATCGAAGCCGCCGATGCCGCTGAATAGGGAGGCGTGCGTCATTGGTACTCCACCGCTTCCCTGCGATCGATGAAGAAATGAATACCCGGTGCGCATTCGCTCCACCTGTTATCGTCGAAATCCGGAACTTCAACTGTGGCACCGACGGTGTAGACGAAGTTTTTGTCATGGTCGGAACGAACAGTATCCTCAGTTGCCTTGGTGCCGTCCATGTTCTGAATCTCCATGACGTATGCTTTATCGCAACGGCATTTGTGTCCCGTTGCCGAACTGCGCCGTGCATCTTCCGGAATTCGTAATTTTACGATATGCCCAGAGGCTTTTTTCCAACCGATGAAACTACCCTCAGTCGGACATGATAGATAACATCCCTTGGCATCGCGTAGGTTGGCACCGCGCAGGTCGGCGCCGCGCAGGTCGGCATCGCGCAGGTTGGCACCGCGCAGGTCGGCATCGCACAGGTTGGCACCGCGCAGGTCGGCATCGCGCAGGTTGGCATCGCGCAGGTTGGCATCGCACAGGTCGGCACCGTACAGGTCGGCACCGCACAGGTTGGCACCGCACAGGTTGGCATCGCACAGGTCGGCATCGCACAGGTTGGCATCGCGCAGGTTGGCATCGCGCAGGTCGGCATCGCGCAGGTTGGCATCGCGCAGGTTGGCACCGCGCCTAATAGCGTCCAAAACCGTTTCGGTGATTGTGTTTCCCTCTTTCGTGTATTCAAATACGACCGAACCCGTCCAACGGTTGCGGATTTCGATTTTAATCTGTTTCGTTGATTCCATTGTGGTAAAAGCTTTTGTTACACTCCTTTCGGAACCCGATAATGAAGGGTACGTCCGGGATAATGATAATCGAGAATCGGTTTGGCGAGGCGTATATTTCCTTCGATCAACGCCGCCAGTCTTCTGCTGGATACCGTCAGCGTCAGCCGATCCCGCGTTATCTCCACGCCTTGAAGATCAGTCAGCATATCGCGGCATACAGCCACCGTCGACAGCCTGTCGTAGATTTCATGCCAGCATTGCAGAAACCTCACCGGATAACGCAGGGGTTCCGACGTCTTTTCTTCGGTCCATGCACGGGCCAATGCCGCCTTGTCTACGACCTTCTCTCCCTTGCGCATCCATCCGGTAGCCTGGTAGTGATTAACGAACCTGTCGACTTCGTTTGCAGGGTTTCGAAAATTCCGGAAAAAGAAAATCTCGAAAAATTTCTCTCTCTCTTCTTCGCGCGTTTCAGATTCAGAAACAGAGACAGAATCAGATTCAGAATCAATATCAGAATCAGATACAGATTCAATAGGGTTTTCGCAGTTTCCTGCCGGTTTTGAAGAAAAACCGCCGCTTTCCGAAAAAACCGTGCGGTTTTCTTCGAAACCGTCCGCTTTTTTAGGCCGGCCGCCCTTGCGGCCGTTCTCGCGGTTCTGCTCGCACTCCGCGTAATACTTTTTGGCGTTCGCATCCAGCGACGCACGGATGAAGCCGAAACAGAGCGTAGTCAGTTCATCCATTTCCGGCAGCTCCTCTTCCGTCGCGTGCGCATAAATGGCAGTCAACAGCCTGCCCCGCTGCTCCATCGTGAGCATCTTGATCTGCGGAAAGAAATCGTGCCGCAGAAGAAACGTGTCTTTATTTTGCCTGGCCATGATGGTTATGTTGCTTTTGGTGACACTCCGCACAGAGTGTAATCAGACAATCCAAGTGCTCTTTTTCTCTGCCTACGATGGATTGGCCGTCGACGTAATAGGTCTTGTGATGGATTTCCAGTGAATAGCTCCGTCCGCAAAGCTGGCAGCGGTGGCCGTCTCGAAGACGCACGATCCGGCACACCTCCTGCCAATAATCGCTCTGCAATTGTCGGATATAGCTACTCCTCCGGCCCCGACGATGTTGAAGTCTGCTCATAGGTCGCTTCGTTCATGTCGATCCCCAGCACGTCGAGGAATGCCTGCTTGTTGGTTTCCAGATTGGCAAAGAGGCTCTGCTCGTCCCACGAAGGAATCTTCTCGACTTTGCACAGTTGGAACCGCCCATCGATCCATGCGTAGTAGAGATAGTGTCCGCACAAGGCCATCTTTACCGTCGTATCGCTCGGTAAATCCACCTCCTTCTCTCCGCGCTTGACTTGATAGACCAGATCGCGGATCTGGGTAACGACAGCTTGCAATTTCTCGCGGGCATCCTTAGTCAGTTGCTTACACTGCGCCTCGATCTCGGCAAGCTGCGTTTCGAGTTTCGGCTGTTCGTCCTCCATCAACTCCGAATAGTTGGCTCGGATAGATGCTCTCTCGTAACTGTCGAGAAACCGGACGGCTTTGGCATTGGTTACGCTCTCGGCAATAAATTTTCCCGACAGATGTTTTCTGATTTCGTCCATGTCCTTCGCCCCTTCGAAGATTACACGCGGGAACGACACGTTTTTCGGCAGTTTGAACTCCGGCGATTGCGGAGCGTAATTTTTAAGATCGATCATAACCTATTCAATTTGATTTTATAATATTCTATCAATTCCCGATAGTCTTTCTCATGAAGGCAGACTGTCAGGTGCTTCATCCGTTCCAATTCCTCGACTGCTTCCACTCCGTACAATTCGACCAAACGACGGCGGTAAGCCTTCAGATTGCCGTATTTATGTCGATTGCATATCCTGCATTGGGCGTGGACGTTTGTTTCGTTCCACCGTGTCGCCGTATGCGCTCGGCCGATGTAATGACCCGCATCGCAGGTATCGTAACTTATCAATGCTCCGCAACTGATGCAGCGGCCGATCCCATTCGGGCAATCCCGCCGTCGGATGTAGCGGCTGAACACTTCGTCCAGCGTCCTAATCGACTTCGACATCGGGCAGGTATTGCGGCAGCAGT